AATCACCGTATCTTTCACATAATCCAGCATTATCATTAGCATCAGCGCCCTCCGATTGTGTGAATTTGGCCGTATGTTCCAAATACATTCTGTAGACTAAATCACCATTTCTTGAAATGGTTGCCGAAACATCATTACCAAAACCAGCGCTGCCATTGAAAGTCTGCTTAATGGCTTCCATCGAGAAGTTGGTGTGCCTCCGGTAGACAACCTTGAAGAAAGTAATCTGCGGGTTACCCGTAAGATAGATATCCTGAGCGCCGTAAGCTACAAGTTGCATTAATCCTCCTCCCATTATTTTATACCTTAGAATAGAAAAAAAATTTAAGATTAAATAAAACTTATATTTATTTAATCTTTATAAAAAGAAAAATTATAAATTATCTTAAGATGAGATAATAATTTTAAAATTTTATGAATGTTTAGGGAATTTAGTGGGCAAAGTAACTTAGTTACTGTAGGCAAGACCACCCATACCAGACATGATACGGAGGACATTGTAGTTGACGGCATATACGGTGAAAGATCCACTCATTGATGAATCTAATTGAGCATTGTCAATACGAGAGAAGTTACAGGTTCCGGATGGCTGGTGCTCTTCAGGTTTAAGGGCGAAAGAATAAACACCGATCCCATCAACAAATGCCCCTTCGTCGACACCGCTGGAGGTGATGAGACCTCCAGTACCCGAGTGATGCTCCCATACTTGAACTCTAGTGAAATAACGAGTATCCCTGGCTGCGAAACGATCATGTCCATTAAGTTTAACTTGCCAGGTGTTCGTGAGAGTACCCAACGCGGCAAGAGAGTCACCGGCAGCAAAATCTAGGTGCCATATTAATTCCTTGACGGGGTGATTGAAATTAAGATCTTTTGAAGCGGAACTCCAACTCTGACTTTGTACTTGTTCAATTAAATATTCATGAGATACCTGGGCGAATCTACGACGTTCATCGGTATCAAGGTAAATGTAATCACACCATAATTTATTAGACGGGGTGCTGGTGTAATATGAAACCACATTATGGTTCAAAATTACCTTTACTTCGTGATACTGAAGGGCAATTAATGGTAAAGCGAGACCGGGATTGCGGCAGAACCAAAAATTTAATGGGACGAAGTGTTTCGTAGCTCCCGCGGACGAGTAGGCTCCACCCATTCCACTCATATTTTGAAATAATGTACCCGATGAGACGGTTCCCTCAGTGACTCCACCGTGTCCGCTAGGATTGGGTTCGGTTAATTCTGCCCATACTTCCATCCATGCTCCTGTTTGTTTGTCGATCTTTTGTCCACCGATTTCTAATTCAACATCTACAATAGCCGCAGATCCAGGATTGATGGCGGACGACGTCGTCCCATCTAATTCCAAATACATTCTGTGAACTAAATCACCGTTGCGTGAAATAGTGGCAGTGCAACGACCACCGGCAGCCGTTTCTGAACCGTTCCACGTCTGCTCGATGGCTTCCATCGAGAAGTTGGTGTGCCTCCGGTAGACAACCTTGAAGAAAGTAATCTGCGGGTTACCCGTAAGGTAAATATCCTGAGCGCCATAAGCTACAAGTTGCATTAATCCTCCTCCCATTATTTTATACCTTAGAATAGAAAAAAATTCTGGGAAATAATTAACTTAAATTTTAATTAATCAAATAAAACTTAGATTTATTTAATTTTACAAAGAATAGATATGATTTATCTAATTATGGGTATTTAATTGCTGTAAGCAAGACCAGCCATACCACTCATGATGCGGAGAACATTGTAATTTACTGCGAAGATCTTATAAGTATTCGTAGCTAATCCAAAATTGCCCCCCGAGCATATCAATTTAGCATTATCCAAGCGAGAAAAATTACATGTACCGGATGGCTGGTGTTCTTCGGGTTTAAGGGCGAAAGAATACAAATATATACCCGAACTTTGATCTTTATTACCAGCTATCAATGTTTTCGCTTCTCTATATTTTATTTTATGTAATATTAGATCAATTGTTATTGATGACCCTGAGTATGATGTTGTATTGAATTCAATTCCGTAAGTATTGCCGGCGGTCACTTTGGGGTCGCTAATGGCATTTATATGAAGTTGATTGGCATTTCCCGTTAAATCTCCGGAGTCAGTGACAGCAGTTAGGCCGCCTGGGGCTATACTTTGGCTTCCGTTATTCGTCTCTACATCTCCGTGTATAGACCTTATAGTCGAGTCATTGTTACCGCTGGAAACTGTTGTGGGCGGCGTCAGACCCATGAGTTCTACAGTGTCTTCTACTATCAGAACATCTTTTAACCAACTATAATGACCGATTCTAACAGTTGTATTACTAGCTATTTCAATTTTAGGATCACCCGAAGCTACCGGCTGACCATCCCCAATAACTTCTAATCTTTGTTTTACCGGACCCCATTCCCCTGGAACCCTTGTATGATATTTCAGAGGCTGAATTACTTTAAAATATCTTGAAGGTCTGTAAGAAATTCTATCTTCGCCATTAAATTGTATTTTACATTTTAATTGATCCCCCACGTAATATCTCACCGGATCTTTCATCGCACCAAATTTACATGTCGCACCGGTAGAAGACGCGGGTGCTGTCATATCATTTACCCAAATTAATTCCTTAACAGGGTGATCAAAATTTAAATTAATATTATCAGTATCCGCGGGACCATGTATTCTTTGAACTTGTTCTATTAAATATTCATGAGATATTTGAGCAAATCTTCTTCTTTCATCGGTATCAAGGCATATATAATCTACCAACACAATTGCTTTGGGACTAACTGTACTAACAGATCCCCAATTTATTTTTAATTTCATTTCGTTATATTGTAAAGCAATAAGTGGTACAGCAGATCCAACATTCCGACAAAACCAAAAATTAAGAGGATACCAAAAAAAACGATCATTTTCACCACCTTCCACATTAATATTCCCCATAAAACACTCCTCTAATCCCCCCACTTTTGATTCAGGAGTTGTTAAATTCCACCAAATAGCATTCCAATCACCGTGCTGCTTATCAATTACTTGTCCGCCAATATCAACTTCAACATTATCTATATATTTATATATATCACCATGAGAACCAGTCCGAGCCTTATCTTCGATCCATATATCATGAACTAAATCCCCGCTATTTGAGATGGTGCAAGTATTAATCCCCCCAGCTTTCGGTGTCCCACCATTTAAGACTTGTTCAATACATTCCATAGCAAAATTCGTATGTCTTCTGTAAACAATTTTGAAGAATGTTATTTGTGGGTTCCCAGTCAAATAAACATCATGTGAACCGTATGTGACTAATTGCATTAATCCTCCAGCCATTTTAATAATATAATATAAAATAAAAGAAAAAATAACTATTTTAAACAATAGTTATTTTTTGTAAGAAGAAAAATTTAATTAAATTAGATTATGATCTATCTAGAAGTTTGATCATTTAGTTCGAGTAGGCTAGACCACCCATACCACTCATGATACGAAGGACATTGTAGTTAACAGCATACACATTGCACGTCGATGTTGGGGCGGTGCCTGTAAATATTAATTTAGCATTGTCAATTCTCGAAAAATTACACGTCCCAGAAGGTTGGTGTTCCTCCGGTTTAAGGGCGAAAGAGTAAACATTAATTCTTTCAGTCATCTTACTTGTACTTGCTTCATGGTAACCGGACGTTCCTCCATGAATTTCTTTAAGGCTCACGATTGAGAAATGTCCGGCGCCCAGCGCGCCGGCCCCTGTGGTTGACGTGCCAGTAGCCAAGACCGTATCTATATTAACATATACATCCGTGGCTTTGGCATGCGTGGCGTCGGCGGTACCGGAGCCACTAACTATAAAATTCCCGTTTACCACGACCTCAAGCGTGAGGGGGGTGGAGCTGGGGTGGCGCTTTGTTGAAGGGATATTCTGCCCGTTGAACCAGTGACCAGGTGCACGCGCGTGCCGCGCTTTGGCATGCGCGCCCGCGACGCCTATTCTATATCTTTTTCCGACCTCAAATAAAGCCCCCAGGGCTGAGGGTAATAGTAATACACCCCCAGCACCGCCACCAATATAACCAGCAGATGCGGTGGCGCCGATCACGTATGTCCCGGCGGTAAATGCCGTATCATCTCCGTTATCCAAGGTATTAACATTACCAATAAAAACTGTATTAGCTGGTACGACTACATTGGTGCCGCCCTTCGCGGCGGCATTAATTACATTAGTAAGAAGCTCTACACCAGTCGTTTGCACAACATCACTTCCTTGTAAGCCCGCTGGTAAATTCTGATGAGGAACATTAGTGTGATAATCATATGGTTGTCTGAGTAAGAAGTATTCATCTTCTTGTGCCGAAAAGCGATCATGACCATTCAACTGTAGCTGCGAAGTCAGGGTCGAAGATCCGCTATCTGATGTGAGCGGGGGGGTAGTCCAGATAAGTTCCTTTACCGGATGATTGAAATTTAATTTTTGACTAAGAGTACCACCTAAACTTTGTATCTGAACTTGTTCAATTAGATATTCATGGGATACTTGGGCGAAACGGCGTCGTTCGTCTGTGTCAAGGTATATATAATCACACCAAACAATTGGAGAAGCCGTGTTCGAAACACCGCCGACGCTGGTGGTCACTGCCCCCCAAGTGAACTTGAGTTTGACCTCATGGTACTGAAGGGCAATTAAAGGGAGAGCGAGACCCGGGTTGCGACAGAACCAGAATTGAAGTGGGATTTGGGCCATAATTACACCCGTGCTTGTTGCTGCTGTTAATTTATGACCCATATCTAACTGCATAATCTTAAGGGGGCGCGCTTTACCGGGGGGGGTAGTTAATTCAGTCCAAATATTCATCCATTCCCTAGTTTGACGGTCAATGCGCTGACCCCCGATTTCTAATTCTACTTCACTTATTAAGTGGGTACCGCTATGCAGGTCAGTAGCCGAACTTTCTGTAACATATATCTTTGATACTAAATCACCATTACGAGAAATAGTGACAGTTGAGTTACCACTATCAGCGACTGTACCACTCATAGTCTGCTGGATGCATTCCATTGAGAAGTTAGTGTGCCTCCGGTAAACAACCTTGAAGAAAGTAATCTGCGGGTTACCCGTAAGGTAAATATCCTGAGCGCCATAAGCTACAAGTTGCATTAATCCTCCTCCCATTATTTTATACCTTAGAATAGAAAAAAAAAATAGAATATTAATTTAATTAAAGAAACATAAATAAAACAACCAATAAAAATGCTTCATGGAAATCTAAAGGCTTAAATCTCTCTATACTCTGACCACTATTCACCATAAGTTTAGGCCATATCTTATTGTAAGCCCACTGAACCACTAATGTCTTTAGGATTAAGGCCATAACACCTAAAAAAAACATATAGATTTGTCCATTGGCACCCATCTTCTTACTCATTTCATTTGACGCCTTCTCTAATCCACCACCCAACATACGCTTCAGAACCATTTTATATTATCTGTTATAAATAATTTTCATAATTATTTTAAGAATAATTTTTCAGTTTCTTTAGGATCCATTTTTAAGTCTAAGACTTGTTTCACCGGATTCATAATCTGATTCGTAATATAAAATTCATAATCAATTAATCGATCTTCTTTGGGAATAGATTCATCCTTCATATAATCAATATGTTCTATTCTATCACCCTGTAAAATTACCTTTTTCTTGTATTTAGCTTCACCTCTTATCGGTCTTGTTTTATATTTTGGATCCCCATCAACGTAAATTGTTTTATATTTTATTTGCCCGGCTTTTTTTGCCCCCTTTTTATAAACCCCATCTGGAATTTTCTTTTTAACTTTCTTAAATCCACATGGATATGTTTCTTTCGCAATCTTATAGCCAATTTTTATTGGCTTATCGTCAACAATCTTATAAACATATGGTATCCTATCATTTGCTTTCGGTTTATTACCCGGATCCCTCTCAGCCATTCTATCTGCTAATACTTTATGGGCTATACTCTGTGGATTTTTATAATAACCTCTTAACGACTTAGATATTACAAAATATGATAAAGCAAATTTGCGAGCTCTGATTTGTTTTAAAGTTTTCTTTAACCATTCCACCGTAGCATCGAAATCTTTTTCAATCATTATTTTCTCAATCACATGACCAAATACATACTTTACTATTGGTGCATTATCTCTCCTTTTTAAAACAATACCCATGGAAGTTCTCTTTGCCCCGGTGGGTTCGAACTCGTATTTATCACCAGTATATCTTTTCTTAGAGATAAGAATAAATGGCCAGAATGTTTTTTCATATTCCAAGACTTGAGGCTGTTTTCCTTCCTTATTCATTAATTCTTTAATAAATTCACCCGCTTCTTGTCCACACTTAATTGAATGTTCTAGTGCTTGCTTGCCTTCCAGGATATTACCGTCTTTATCTTTTCTACTGAATTTAATGAAGACAGAGTCTGTATCACCATAAAC